GTCTAATTTTTGCGCAGATGGTTTGTTTTCATGCACTTAGAGACGACACAGGCGGTGACTATCAACTTCGGGACGCCGCTCGTCCTCCTCGTCGGGTCGTATCACGGCGATTGCGAGGCGATTTTCACGTTTTCAGGGAACGGGTTTAGCGCGAAAGGAGAAAATATGTCGGCAACTCTTCAGGCGGGCGAATACGCAACGGTCAGCGTCGAATGGAAGGACGCCGGAGGCCGTACCGTCGCCGTCGAGGACGGCTCGGTTAACTGGAAATCGAGCGATACCTCGATTTGCACCGTGACTCAGGCGAGCGGCAACCCGGCGATAGCAAATCTCTACGCTCCCGGTCCGATTGGAACCGTGAGCATACAGGCGACCGGCGACGCGGATTTGGGGCAAGGCGTACAGACCGTAACCGCGACGCTCCAGGTCGAGGTGATCACGGGCGAGGCGGTCGCCGGAGATATCACGTTCACTCAGTCGCCGTCACAGGAGCATCCGGCTCCTCCGCCGCGGAAACGTTGATGGGACGGACGCCGAAACCGACCGTCGTCCACATGCTGCAAGGCACCGTCGCGTCGCGGCATTCCGGCGCGGCGTTTCAGCCGATACCGGCGGAGTCACTGGGGGCTCCGCCGGAATACTGGCGGGCGGACGGCGTCGAGCGGCGCGAGTGGGACTATGCGTTCGCCTCCTGTCCGGCGGGTATGCTCCGCGCTCCCGACCGGCGGCTCCTCATCGCGTGGTGCGAATGTTGCGCGGAGTACGACCGGCTCCGCGAGGTAATCGCCAAGGAGGGAACGCTCGCGACGACTCCGCGCGGCGTCACGGCGTCACATCCCGCGGTCGGGCAACGCGACCGGGCGCTCTCGCGCATGAAGATGCTTTCGGAGCTCCTCGGGTTCTCTCCGGCGGCGCGGACCCGGCTTCAGGTGCGGGACATGGCTCCGGCGGCGGGCTCGGAGTGGGAAAAGCTCCGCGCGAAAACATCGGCTCCCGATAAAACCGGCTAGCACAAATGAGTACGGCTCTCGCGGTGTCGCATGTTGCGGACGCCGCGGGATACGTACGCGCGGTCCTCGACGGCAAAATCCCGGCGTGCCGATGGGTCCGGCTCGCGTGCGAACGTCACGAGCGCGACCTCGCGCGGTCCGTCGCCGACCCGGCGTATCCGTACGCGTTCGACGAGGACGCCGCGGAGACCGTTTGCGAGTTCATCGAGCATTTCCGGCACATCAAGGGGAAATGGGCGCGCGCCGGTCAGTACATCCGGCTCGAACCGTGGCAATCGTTCATCGTGTGCTCCGTGTTCGGGTGGAAACGGCGCTCGGACGGCGCGCGGCGGTTCCGCATTTCGTACACGGAGGTCGCGCGCAAAAACGCGAAATCGACGACGACCTCCGGCATCGGTAATTACCTCGTCGCGGCGGACAACGAGGAGGGCGCGCATGTGGTCTCCGCGGCGACGACCCGCGACCAAGCGCGCATCGTGTTCTCCGACTCTCAGGCGATGGCGCGCAAGGAACCGGATTTCCTCCGCGCGTTCGGCATCGAGGTCACGGCTCACGCGATATCACAACTCTCGACGTCGTCGAAATACGAGGCGATATCGGCGGAGGACCATTCCCTCGACGGGCTCAACATTCACGCGGCGCTCATCGACGAGCTCCACGCGCACCGCGACCGCGGCGTATGGGACGTGCTCGAAACGGCGACCGGCTCGCGGTTTCAACCGCTCATTTGGGCGATTACGACGGCGGGTACGAACCGGGCGGGCGTCTGTTACGACCAACATTTGCACGTAACGGATATCCTCTCCGGCACAGTCGAGGACGACTCCTATTTCGGCATCATCTACACGATTGACGAGGGAGACGACCCGTTCGACGAGACGTCCTGGCAAAAGGCGAACCCGAATTGGGGCGTCTCGGTGTTGCCGGAGAATTTCCGCTCTACCGCGGCGCGGGCGCGCTCCATGCCGTCGATGCAAACCGCGTTCCTGACGAAGCATCTATGCGTTTGGGCGAACGCGGGCGTCGGCTGGCTCCCGGCGGGCGCGTGGGACAAGCTCGCGCGTCCGGCGCTCACGCTCGACGAGCTCGCCGGTAACCCGTGCTACGTCGGAATCGACCTCGCGTCGAGGAGCGACCTCGCGGCGGTCGCGCTCCTGTTTCCTCCGCACGGGACGCGGCGCAAGTGGGCGCTGTTCGCCAAATTCTATTTGCCGTCGGAGACCGTCGAGCGCGCGGAGAATACGCACTATCAGGGATGGGAGCGCACCGGGCGGCTCACGGCAACGGAGGGCGCGGCGACCGATTGCGACGCAATCCTCGACGATTTGCTCGAAACTTGCGGGCGGTTCGAGGTCCGCGAGGTCGCATCCGACCCGTGGAAAAACCTGCCGCTCATGAACGCTCTGCAAAACCGCGGCGTCACGGTTCCGAAAGTGGACGTCCGGCAAACCCTCGCGGTGATGAGTCCGGCAATGAAGGAATTTGAGGCGCTCGTCGTCTCCGGCGCAATCGAGCATGACGGCGACCCGGTCCTCGCGTGGAACGTGGCGAACACTGTCGCGCTCCAGAAACCCGGCGAGAATATCTACCCGTCGAAGGACTCGCCGGAGCGCAAAATCGACGGCGTCCTCGCGGCATTGATGGCGCTCGACCGGGCGCTCCGCGAGGAGGCAACTCCGGATTTCGCGACGCGAGGTCTCTACAGTGTTTAACGGCTCCCGGTTCCGGACGGCGCGCTCCTGGCTCGCGCGCAAGCTCGACCCGTCGGCGACCGTCGCCTCCGTGGGGCAACCCTCGGGCGCGGTCGTCGCCGCGGATATGTCGGCAATGACGGCGCTCTCCTCGGGCGCGGTATGGGCATGTTGCCGTCTCATCTCGCAATCCATCGCCTCGCTCCCGGCGCATATTTTCGAGGAGACGGAGGACGGCAAACGCAAGGCATACGACCACCCGTACTACCGGATGCTCACGCGGCAACCCAACGCGTTGATGACGTTTCTGCAATGGCTCCAGACGACCGTATTGCATCTCATGCTTTGGGGCAACGCGTTCTCGATTCCCGGCAAAGTCGAGGGCGACGTCGTCGAGCTCTGGCCGATAGACCCGGCGCGCGTCCGCATCCTGTGGAACATGGACGGCTCGTTCTGGTATCGGTTCTTCGACCTCCGCGGGACGCCGACGGATTACTCGCCGCTCGACCTCCTGCATTTCCGCATCATGTCGCTCGACGGCGTTATCGGGCTCGCGCCGATGGATTTCCACCGCATTACGTTCGGATTCGAGCAACTCGCGGGCGCGTATGCCTCCTCGCTCTATCTAAACGGCGGGCGACCGTCCGGCGTTCTGGAGTATCCCGGCAACCTCCGCGAGGAGCAAGTACAGAAGATACGCGATTCCTGGGCGACGATTCACGGCGGACCGGATGCGGGCGGCAAGGTCGCGGTGCTCGACGGCGGGACGAAATATACGCCGGTCTCGGCTCCCCTGCAACAGTTGGAATGGGTCGCGACGCAAAAGTTTTCGGTCGAGCAAATCGCGCGGATTTTCGGCGTGCCTCCGCATCTCATCGGGGCGCAAGACAAGACGCCGTACGCATCGGTCGAGCAACAGTCCCTCGAATTCTCGGAGTACACGCTCGGGCCGGTCGTCCGCGGCATCGAGCAAACCATCGAAACGGAGCTCTTGGAAGCTCCGTACATCTACCGGCTCAACCTGTCGGCGTTCGCGCGCGCCGATATCGGCTCCCGCTACCGCGCGTATGCGACCGGGCGTCAGTGGGGATGGTTCTCGGTTAACGACGTCCGCGAGCTAGAGGACCTCAACCGCATCGGACCCGCGGGCGACGTCTACCTGCAACCGTTGAACATGGTCAACGCGGGCGATGCCGTAACGAGCATCGAGTTCGCGCCGCCGCCGGAGGAGGGCGCTCCGGCTCCCGAACCCGGCGGCGATACGCCGGTCGTCCCGGCGCTCGGGCCGTCGATTCCGCAACCCGGAGCGATTCCATGATTAACTCTCCGCAGAATTGGTATCGCGGCTCGCGATGCACATACCTGTACGTCGCGATGATTCGGGCGGATGGGACGTTCGCGCTCGGTCCGTGGGGATGGACCGTCGAGAAAACCGGCGTCGGTCTGTACAAGGTGACTCACCATATCGGGCACACACAGTACGTCGGCATCGCGATAGTCGGACCGGAGGACTACCACAGCACGGGCGCGATTCAGAATCCGACCGCGCAGGATTTCACGGTCGCCTCGTTTGCAGGGACGCAACCGACCGACATTGACGTTCAGCTATTAGTGGCGACGCCGGAATGAGGAGCATCGGCATGAAGGAACAATTTTTTCTGACCAAGCATTTCGCGCTCGTCGAGGCGAAACAGGACGACCCGACGACCGGCGAATTCTCCGGTTATGCGGCGACCTATACCCGCGATTCGGAGGGCGACCGCATTGAACCCGGCGCGTTCGCGCAGAGCATCAAGGACCGGCGCGGCAAGATCCCGATTTTCCTGAATCATGACCGGCAACAATGGGCGGGCGCATCGACCGGGCTCGCGGAGGACGGACACGGGCTCATGCTCCGCGGGCAACTGTTCCTCGACACGTCCGCCGGTCGCGACGCGCTCGGGCTCCTGAAGAACGCCGCGGCGGTAGATTTCCCGGTCGGTCTGTCCATCGGGTTTATGACGCGCGATTGGGATTTCGACGAGGGGACACAAACCCGGCTCCTCAAGGACGTTGATTTATGGGAGACGTCCATAACGCCGTTTCCGGCGCAACGCGGCGCGCGCGTGGATGCGGTGAAAAGCCTCCGATATTACGAGCAACTCTTGCGGGATGTAGGGGGATGCTCTGTGAACGGCGCAAAGGCGGTGCTCGCCATGTTGCCGCTCGCGCTATCCGGCGACCCGGACGGCAACCTGTTCTCCTCCGTGCGGGATGTACGGAGCGCGGAACTGTTCGATATGCGGACGGCGTTAACCGACGCAATCCGCGACCTCAAGGAGGTCCATTTTGGCACAGGTCAATAACACGGAAGAGGGGCGCGAGCTCATCGGACAGTTTCAATCGGCGCTCACGGAATTCCGAAACTGGAGCACCAAAGCGCAAGGCGAAATCCAGGCGACCGGCGCGGTTGTCACGGCGACCAAGGAGGGACTCCTCGCCGCGGAGACCAAGCTAACCGCGGTGAGTACGGAGCTCGGCGGGCTCGCGGAGCGCGTCGCGAAAGTCGAGACCGATAACCGGATGCTCAAGCAACGCGGGTTCCGGCTCGGCGCTAACGGCGACGGCGGCGACGGCGGGCTCGACCTCCGCTCGTTCGGTCAGCGCGTGACGCAATCCAACGAATTCAAGGCGGCGCAATTTACCGGGCGGTTCCGGTTTTCGATGGGGATGAACGGGCGGCTCTATGAACGCAAGGCGGCGTCTCCCGACCCGCTAGTAACGCCGACGACGATTACGGAGGCGGGCTCGGGATGGATTCTCTACCCGCAACGCGTCGGCGTGTTCGTCTCGCCGCAAATGTTGCCGCTCGTGATGCGGGACCTCCTCACGGTAATTCCTCTCAGCGGGACGAACGCGGTCGAGTACGTCTACGAAACGTGGACGTGGGCGGCGGACTATCAGGTAAACGAGGGCGACAAAAAAGCTCAAGGCGGCGTGACGTACACGGATGCCACGGCAATCGTAAGAACCATCGCGTGGTTTGTAAAAATCTCCCGGCAAATGCTCTCCGACGTTCCGTACGTCGCGCAGACCATCGACTCCCGGCTCATCTATGGCGTCCTCAAAAAAGAGGAGCATGAAATCCTCTGGGGCGACGGCGCGACCGGGCATATCAAAGGCATCATGCCGCAAGCGACCGCGGCGGCGGTTCCTCCGGCGGGCGCGAACCGGGCGGACGAGCTCGCGATGGCGGCGGCGGCGCTCGCCGCGGCGGGTTTCGCTCCGTCGGCAATCGTGCTCAATCCGATGGATTGGGCAGCAATGCAGATTGCGAAATCCGGACTCGGCGTGTACATCCTCGGCGGACCGCTCGCCGCGGAACCCTCGCGGCTGTGGGGACTCCAGGTCGTAACGACCGTCGAGATGCCAGCGGGACAGTACCTCGTCGGCGCGTTTCCAGGCAACGCGGCGCTATTCGACCGCGAGACGGCGAACGCGGAAATCTCGTTCGAGAATGAGGACGATTTCGTCCGCAACCTCGCCACGATCCGCGCGGAGGAGCGTATCGCGCTCGCGGTGTATTTACCGCAAGCGTTCGTAAAGGGGACCTTCGTCTCGGCGTCGATGGCGGAGGCGACCGGCGGAACGCAACCGGCGCAACCGCACGCGTCGGCGCGCAAGTAACATGCGGGTCATTTTCATCAAGGACCGCGAGTACGCGGGCAAGCTCCGGCGACCGGGCGAGCTCCTCGACGTTCCCGATAAAGATGGGCGCGAGCTCATCGCGGCGGGCGACGCGCGCGAACGCAAGGCGACCGGACCGGCGGAGACCAAGGAGGCATCATGACGGTTACCGCTCATGTGGTTTTGCTCATCATCGCGCTCGTGTGTTTTCTCGCCGCGGCGTTCGGCGCGAACCCGCCGCGGGTCAACCTACTCGCGGGCGGGCTCGCGTTCCTCGCGCTCGCGATGCTCATCGGCTAGCTCATGGCGTATCTCCCTAATCGGCGCGTGAGTTTTCATGACCGGGACAATTTCGTCCGCGACCTCATGACCATACTCACCGGCAACCCGGAGTGCGGCGGCGACGCGATACAGGTCCCGTCGCCGCTCACCCATACCGCGCGCGACCTCGCGCCGGTCGTCCCGGTCGAGGACGTGAAACATCATCTCCGCATCGAACCGGAGGTCACCGATGACGACGGCTATCTCACCGGGCTAGAGATGGCGGCGCGGCTCCATACGGAGAACGTCCTCCGGCGCTCGATTGACGAAACCGTCGGCGAAAACGTCAAGCTCGCGATGCTCCTCCTCATCGCTCACTGGTACAGAAACCGCGAGTCCGTCGGCGATAACAAGCTCGTGCAATTGCCGCTCGCCTACATGGCGCTCCTCGCTCCGGAGCGTGACTATCCGCTCGGTACGTATTGATGGCGACGCTCAACAACCCGGAAGTGGACGCGGGCTCACTCGATAAGCGCGTGGCGCTCCTCCGTCCGGTTTACAACGCCTATCAGGACGAAATCGACAGTTGGGAACCCGTCGGCTCCGTTTGGGCGGCGATGGCTCCGGCGTCCGGCATGGAGGCCAACGAGGCGGGTCACACCGTCGCGGTAACCGTCGTCCCGGTCGTCATCCGCTACCGCTCGGACATTGACGCGCGATGGCGGCTCTCACTCGGCGCGCGCGTGTTCGAGGTCGAGGCGCTCGTCAACGTCGGCGAGCGCGGCGCGCAACTCCGGCTCACCTGCAAGGAGGTTTTATGACCCGTCCTCCCGAACATATCGCGTTGAGCTCCTCGGATATCGACGACATACACAAGCTATTCGACACGCTCATCGCGTACATGGGCGACCGATGGACCTCGGCAAACCTCTACGCGACCAAGGACGCGTCGGGCGGCGTCAATTGCGGCATCACCTGTACGGACCGGGCGAACAACTCGTTTACGTACTCGGAGCGCATCATCGGTCCGCGGGTCGCGGTATCGCCTCCAGGTGCGAACCTCGGACCCGGCGCGGCGCAACAGTTCACGGCGGCGGTGACGAATTCCGACGGCTCCGCGGTTTCCTCGCCGACGATCCAATGGACCGTGCAACCGGGCGCGAACGGCGGCGGCGTCATCGACGCGACCGGCTTATACACCGCTCCGGCGTCCATCGCGGCGAGCGGCAACGATACCGTAGTCGCGCTCTATGTCGAGGGCGGAAGCTCCGCGGCGGTCTCCGTCGCGCTCCATTCATAGCTATGGCGGGCTCGCTCAAATCCGTATCGACCGGCGGCAAGGCCTTCAAGTGGGAAGGCATCACGGAGATGAAAAAAATGTGGGCGGAGTTCGCGATTGCGCTCGGCGAGGAGGGGATGGGAACGGCGCGCGCGGAGCTCAAGGATGCGCTCATCAAACCGGCGTACGTCATCCGCGACGAGGCAAAGGACCTGTGTCCCTACAACCCGAAACGCAAGGAGGGGATACATCTCCGCGACGCGATTTTTGCGACCAAAGGACCGGACGACAAAAAGGGCGTCATCGTCGGCGTGAACCTCAAAAAAGCTCCGCACGGAATCCTCGTTGAAAAAGGAACGTCGCGGATGCAAGCGCACCCGTACTTTCGACCGGCGGTTACCGCGACCCGACCTCTCGTCGCGAACATGATATCCGGCGACATGAAAAAGCTCATCGAAGGCATGGCGAACAAGCTCGGATACCATCCTCCGAAAACGTCGTAATGGTCATTGTCGAACAGGTAATCCGCGACCTCCTGATACGGACGAATCTTTGCGAAACGCGCGTGTTTTTGCACCGCGCGCCACAGGTCCCGGCGGAGCAACAGAAATACCCGTTCATGATTTTCTTTCACGTCGCGCCGCTCCCATTGACGGCGCATAGCGGACCGCTCTCGCTCATCAACCGCGACTATCAGGTGTCGATTTACGACCTGTCGCAATCGCGCGCGCTCGGCATCGGCGACGCGCTCCGCGGCGCGCTCGACGGGCTCCGCGAGCTATTCGAGGGCGTTCAATTCGGCGGCATCTTCTATCGAAATCAGACGCACGGCTACGAGGTCGAGACGAAACTACACGAGGTCGTACAGGAGTACCGGATCTTTTACCGGCTCCTCGACCCGCAACCCGCAGTACGAACCCGCAGTACAACCCGTAAGGAGAACGAACGATGGAACAAGCATTACTAGAGCAACCCGTCGAAACGATGGGCGGCTTCCGACCTCCGGCTCCGGCTCCGCGCTCCGGCGCGGCGGGCGGCGCGCGTCCTGGCGGCGCATCCGTCGGCGCGGGCGCGACCGGCGGCGGAGCTCCTCCGCACGTCGAGACGCAAACGACGGCGATGGACGGTGAGACTGGCATCCCGGCGTTCGGCACGCAAATCCAGGTGCTCGCGTCGGCGTCGCCGGAATCGTGGGCGACCATCGCGGGCGTAGGCGATATCACCGGACCGAATACCAACGTCGCCGAACAGGAGACGACCTCGCACTCGACCGGCTCTCCGCATCGGACGTTCATCCCGACGCTCATCGACGACGGCGAGCTCTCGTTTCCGAATTTCTGGATTCCCTCGGACCCGACGCAATCCATCGACTCGACCTACGGGCTCGATTACCTTTTCCAGAACCGGCTCATTACCAAGTTCCGGCTCATCAATACCGATGCCGGACACCGGACCCGCGAGTTTAAGGCGTTCGTTAAGCAAATCGGCGAGGCGTACCCGGTACAGGGCGTCTGTACGCGCAACGTGGCGCTCCGCATCACGAGCGTACCCAAGCAAACCGCGAGTCCCATTGCAATGACTCCGGCGAGCGCGTCTCCGACCGCGGCGGGCGGAGCGGCTACGTTCGACGTGGCGACCGGCGGCGCTATCTCCGCGGAGTGGACTCCGGTCTCGGACTCCTCCTGGCTCCAGGTGACCGACGCGACGCCGCAAACCGGCGATGGGACGGTCGATTACAACGTCGATGTGAACGCGACCGGCAACCCGGCGCGTACCGGGCGCATTATGATTGCGGCGCTCGGGCTCACGTTCGTAGTGAATCAGGCGGCGGGATAAACCGCTATGACGATTCCCGAACCCGGCGAGCCGATTCTCGTCGAAATCGCGGGCGAGATGTTCGAGCTCAAGTACCCGATGCGCGTACTCCGCGAGATGGACGCCGAATACGGTATCAATTTCTTCAAGGGCGCGGACCATCTTACGAGTCCGGCGCGGCTCTCGATTCTCCTGTATTTCGGGCTTAAGACCCGGCGGAACGATATCACGCTCGAATGGGTCGAGGAGAACGTCGAGGCGCGCGCGCTCCCGGCTATCATGCCGATTCTCGTCTATGCGACGACCGGCAAGGTAATGGAGGAGCGACCGGCAAACCCTCCGCCGCTCGCGGTGAGCGGTATAACTGGCTCACACTCTGGGCAACCGCAAGGTACGACCTCGGAGTTAGTGAGTCCGAATTCTGGGAGTTAACCCTCCAAGAGTTCGACGCACTTCGCGAGCGCGACCGGCTCCAACGCGATTTTCTGGAGTATTGCGGCGCGCTCGCTCCGTGGAGTGTGTTCAATACGAACCGCGGAAAGGGCGTCCCATTCATGCAGATTTGGGATTTCTGTTTGATGCAACGGGCGCGCGAGGTCGTCGCGGCGGGCGCTCCGGCGGCTCCTCCGGCTCCTCCTCCGATGCGGTTCGCGCGACCGGGCGAACGTCCTCCGTCGCGGTTCCGGCGCGGCGAGGACCGGGTTATCGAGCAATTCGACGCGTGGTCGCGGCGGCGGCGATGAGGTGATCTATGGCCGGTGATGCGGGCGAGCTAAAAGCAACTCTAAGCCTCGAAAATAAACAGTTCCTCGACGCCATGAAAGGCGTTCAGGACGCCGTCGATAAGGGGACCTCGGGCATCTCCGCGCAGTTCGAGGCGATAGGCGGAACCATCGAGAAAATCGGCGGCGCGCTCGCGTCCATCGGCATCGGCGCATCCATCGCGAAATTCGGCGAGGAGTGTCTCGCCGCGGCCAACAAAACAGACAAGCTCTACGCGAGTTTTAAGGCGCTCAACGGCGCGACGGAGGAGACGCAAAAAGTATTCGAGGACATTTCCGGTCTCGAACTGAAAAGCATGTTCGATTTCGAGGACGTCTTAGGACCCGCGGCGAAGAACATGATGATGCTCGGGACCTCCGCGACGCAAACCGCGGAGACCATGAAAGCGGTCGTCGATGCGGCGTCCGGCATGAAGCAAGGTCCGGAGTGGATTACCGCGGTGTCGGATGCTATCGCGACCATGTCCTCGCATGTGGTCGCCTCCGGCAAGGATATCAAGGCGCTGCAAAAGGACGGCATCGACGCGTACGGCGCGCTCGCGCGACAGATGGGTCTGTCGATGGACGAGGCGCAGGAGCAAATCAAAAAGGGAATGCTCACGTCCGCACAGGTCGCCGATGCGGTGACTAAGGACCTCGCGGACCAGTGGGGCGGCGCGGCGGAAAAGTCGATGAATAGCTGGAAGGGCGCATCGCATATCCTCGATGAGTCCGTCGAGGACGCGATGGCGGCGGTCGGGCGCTCGATCCGCGGCGTCCTCGACGAGGTCGCGCCGATTGTTAAGTCAATCGCCGACGGCGTCGAAACCCTCGCGAAAAAATGGGAGACGCTACCGGGTCCGGTCAAGGACGTCGCTATCGCAATACCCGCGGTCGTCGCCGGTTTCGTCGCGGTCTCCGGCGCGGTGACGGCGTTCGGCGTCGCGCTCGGCGCTATCACGTTCAACCCAGTGATTCTCGGGATTACCGCGCTCGTCGCGGCGCTCGCGCTCATCGGCAAGTGGACCTATGAGAATTGGCCTGCAATCAAAGCGGTATTTGCGGAGGCGGTCGATTACCTCTCGACGGTGTTCTCGCCGCTCGTGAAGATTTGGTCGGCGGAATGGAGCGCGATAAAGGCGGTCGTCGGCGCGGTGTGGGACGGGATTAAGGCGTTCGCCTCCGATATCATCACCGCGGTCGGAAACGTGATCGGGTTCGTCTCCGGCATCGCCTCCAAGATTCCCGGCGTGAGCTCGGAGTTTTCAAAGCTCGGCGCGATTTGGGACGAGCAACAGAAAAAGATGGCGGACGCCGCGGCGGCGGACAAGCAACGGCAAGCGGACCAGGACGCGGCGGCGGCGGCGACGCGCAACCGGCTACACGAGGAGCAATCCGCGGAGGCGGAGGCGCTCGCCGCATCGAACCGCGCAAAGGACGCGGCGGCGGAGGCGAAAAAAGCAAAGGAGGAGGAGGCAAAGGCGGCTAAGGAGGCGGCGGACTCGCAGAAAAAATACAACGAGGACGTCCGCGCCGGATACGAGGCGCTCAAGACGGTCGCGCCGGACGTGGCGGCTCAGTTCGCCGATGCGATGGGCGGCATCACGGACGATACCTCGAAAATCGCGAAAGCGTTCGGGCTCGCGTGGGACCTCATGTCGGACGACCAGAAAAAATTGGCGACCGACACCGTCAACCTCGGCGAGGCGTTCAAGACCTTGGGCGTCACGAGCACGGCGTCGCTCCAGAACGCGGCGGACGCGGCGGACAAGGCGTTCGCGACTATCTCCGCATCCGGCAAGGCGACCGCGCAGGATATCGAGGACGCGGCCAAAAAACAGGAGGACGCGCATCAAAAGCTAGCCGATTTTTTGAACCAGGACGCTATCGCCGCGGTTCACGCGTTCGGCATGAAAACGGAGGAGGAGCTCACCAAATCTCAGGACCAGTGGCAAGCGTACGCCGACAAGGTCGCGGAGGTTTTCGGGACGGACTCGAAACAGGCGCTAGAGGCACAGGTCAAAGTAATCGAGGAGCAACGCAAGGCGCTCCAGGCATCCGGCAAGGACCTAACGGACGACGAGCTCGAACGGCTCGCCTCGCTGAAACAGGCGGTCGCCGATGCCGTGGACCCGGTGACCCGGCTCGCGAACGCGTTCAAGGCGCTCGGCGTCACGTCGCTACAGCAACAGATCGACCATATCAAAACGCTCGCGCAAGAGATGGCGAAAGCGGAACAGATCACCGGCAAAACCGCGGAAACCGATATCGACCTGTACAACGCGCAAAAGCAACTCACCAAAGCGACGGAGGAGCACGTACAGACGCTCTCGACCAAATGGAAGGACGCATACGAGCAAGGAAAAATCTCCGCGGTCGAGATGTACCGGCAAACGTATCAGGAGGCGGTGAAGTATTACCAGCAACTCATCACGAGCGGCGAGGAGGGACCGGAGGCGGCGAAAAAGACGGACGCGGCGCTCAAGGTCGTACAACAGACGCTCCACGATTTGCAGGTAGTGACGCTCAAGGAGACCAACGACGCCTTTCATGCTCTCGGCGTGAATTCGCAAACCGAATTCGAGAACATGCGGAAAAAGGCGGACGAGGAATTCCAGCGCATCGCGACCTCCGGCGACGCAAATGCGTTCGTAGTTCAGGAGGCATGGGTCAATAAAACTCAGGCGGCGTATCAGGACATCCTGAAGCAAGGCGGGCAACTCACACAGGACCAGAAATCGGAGCTCGACCGGCAAAAGCAACAGGTACAGGACCATCTCGACCAGCTACCCTCGCAGTGGAAAACCGCGTACGACGGCGTCAAGGCCGCGGTGGGCGGCGCGGTCGATGACATGATAGGCAAGCTCGTTAAGGGGGATTTCTCGTTCGGCGACACCGCGAAAAAAATGTTGGAGGATATCGGCTCGACGGCGCTCCATACGTTCATCGACCCGTTCAAGGACGCGGTGAGCAAGTTTGTCGCGAACGAGCTCGCGGACCTCCTCTCCGGAAAAGGTCTCGGCGGCGTCCTCGATGGACTGAAGAGTATCGGCTCGGCGGTGACCGGCATTTTCGGCGGCGGCGGAGGCGGAGTCGGCGGCATAGCGGGCGCGGCGGGCTCCATACCTGGAGTCGGCGGCGGCGGCGGCGGAGCGATGGGCGGCATAGCGGGCGCGGCGGGCTCAAGCATTACCGGCATCGTCGGCGCGGTCGGGTCCATCGGCACGATGGTCTCGTCCATCATCGGCAATTTTCAGCAAGCCAAGATGGAAACCACGATGAACGCCGTCGAGCATAATACGCGGTACTCGGCGCTCTATCTCGGCGACCGGGCGGACGGCGGCATCCTCGGCGTCCTGTTCAAAATCGACGAGGAGATAGCGTGGGGCGCGAACACCAAAGCGGTCGAAAACCTCCGCGACCTGTTCAAGGATTGGTCCGGTCCGATGCTCTCGAAAACCTCCGGCATTTATGACCAAGTCATCGGGCAGGGTCCGTATATCGTCGATATCAAAACCGCGGTTCAGGAGCTCGACGCGGTCGCGCAATCCATCGCGCAATCGGCGACGGACCCGGCGGCGCGCGGCATCAACGTATCGGTAAACGCGACCGGCGTAACCCCGGAGACGGCCAAGGTGCTCGGCGACCAAATCGCCAATAACATCGCGAAACAGATGGTCGGGTCCTCGATGCGATGAACGCGGAGATACTCATTAACGGCGTCGATGCGACGGACCTCGCGCTCCTCGAACAGACGCGCATCTCTTACGACTCCTCGCGCAACATTGCGACCGCGACCGTAGCGTTTATCGGCGAGAGTCCCGGCTCCGCGGCGCGGTACGACGAGGCGCGGTACGACGAGGACCATTATTCCCTCGGGCTCGCGGAGCTCCAGGTCGTTACCATCCGCGACGGGCGCGACCATCGGACGAAACTGTTCGAGGGGCAGATATACGGGCTCGACCTAAAGCAATCCGACGCGGCGGATACGCCGGTCCTGTGGGTTTGCGACCTCAACGACTACGGCTCCTGGCTCGACCGTTCCATCGCGTGGGACGATACGTTCGCCGTCCCGATGCCGACGAGCGACCAGACGCTCATCGTCGCGCTCGTCGGAAAATTCTGTCCGCAGATTTCGACGGCTCACGTCGGGTCCATTCTCCCGGTAATCCTCAACGCGGAGTGGAAGGGGAAAACGCTCCGGCAGGTGCTCGACGACACCGCGGCGCTCTCGGGCGGTGTATGGTGGGTCGATTTCGACGGTCAGCTATGGTACGGCGCGGCGGAGGACGCTCCGGCAGCTCCGTACGGGCTCTCGACGTCTCCCGACTATGCGGCGACGTTCCCGGTCCGTGTCGATGGGTACAAGCGCGATTTCAGTAACCCGGTGAATCATGCCTACATCCGCGGTGGGCAAAACGGGAGCGGCATCCTGGCGGAGGCGGATTACAAGGACCCGGTGAGCATCGAGCAATACGGCGAGTACTCCTATTTCGAGCAAAACGACCAGATCACGGAGACATACGACGCGGAGCTCAAGGCGAAAACGGCCGTCCTCCAGTACGCGTATCCGGTCGAGCAAGGGAGTTTCACCGTTTGGACCGACGATTTAAAGCTCGGGCAACGCGTCCAGATTCAGGAGGACGCGCTCGGCATCGACGGCGCGTACATCATCCGGTCGCTCAACCTCACATGGAAATCCAAGGAGCTCGTCGAGTATCAGGCGAATTTCGGAGCGGCGCAACCGGACCTCGTAACTTATCTCCGGCTCATCGACCAACGCGCGCGATGGAAAAGCGCAAATCAGGGGACGAAACCCGGACCTCCGGCTCCCGGCTCCGTCACGGACGCGAGCATCGCATCCGGCGGGCTCTCGGCGCAAAGCATCGGCTCGGTCGCCGCGGGCGCAATCGTGGGGCAACTCTCCGCCGGTCAGATCGACACGGTCTCCGCAAATTCCATCCGCGGGTTTATCGAGGCGGGTCAAATCGGCACGGTAAACGCGACCAGCATACAAGGCGTCGTCGTCTCCGACCAGCTAGCCAACGGCATCATCGACGACCTCTCCAAGTACGCCGACGCGCTCCGTCCGATTCCGATACTCGACGCGTTCCCGGCGCTCCCGGCGGACAACTACCCTCCGAATTCGTTTTTCTTCAACAACGCGACCGGGCATTTCTACCAAGTGGCGGCGTCCGGCACGAGCTATACGGACGCGGGCACGGACCCGAACACGCTCACGGGAGCAATGAAGTTTTATCAGGTCGGCAAGGTCGCGGCGCAAAACATCACCGGGTTGATTCTCGCGGCGCAAATCGGCTCGATTACCGCGGGACAGATCACGGGCGCGATTCAGGCGGCGCAAATCGGCGCAGTGAACGCCTCGACGATTCAAGGCAAGGTAAGCGCGACGCAAATAGATACGATTACGGCGAATCAGATCAGTACCGCGATTCAGGCGGGACAGATCGGGTCGATCAACGGCGCGGTTATCAACGTGGGAACCGTCGGCGACTCCGCCATCGCGGCGATTTCGGGCGGCAAGATTACCGCGGGCTCGGTCTCCTCCGACAAACTCAACGCGTACTCTATCGACGTCGGCGGCGGGTCGAGCGCGAAACCGGCGCGGCTCAACGTGTACGACAGTGGAAACTCGCTCATCGCGCAACTCGGATACCTCGACGCCTCCGGCAACTATGGCGGATGGTTCAAGGTTTTCGGCGCGGGCGGGACGAGTTATACAAACGCCGTAATCAAATCGGACGTCTCCGGCAACCTCACGATTACGAACGCGAGTTTCTCGATTACGGCGTCCGGCTACACTCTGACGACGACGCCGACGACGTTCGACGCATCGTACGGGTCGCTCGCGCTCCAGATTACGAGCGGCTCGGATAAGGCATCGCACGTTTCGCGCGGCATGGTGATTTACAACGGCTCGACCGTCATCGGCGCGCTCGTCCGCGACCCGAATAACGCGAATAATTGCCAATTGGCGCTCGGCGGGACGAACGTTCTATGCGACGGCAACAGCGGTTACGTGCGGGTCAGCAATTACTTTTCGGTCGCCGGTAACATCGGCGTTTCGACCGGCGGGCTCGTGACGGTTAGCCGACTAAACATCATGGGCGGCATCGTCATCGGGTGGGGATAGGAGGACTCATGGAAGAACCGAACGGCAACGGCGCGGCGGCGGAGGTCGAGAATTTTCCGCTCGACGAGGCGCTCATCAGTTTTCTGGAGGACGTCGAAAAGGCGCGAGTCGAGCTCGAACAGAAGGTACAGCTACTCGCGGCGCAACGGCAAGGCGCGCTCGTCCTGTTCATCCGGCAACACAAGCTCTCGGGCGATTGGCGGGTCGCGGAGAACGGGAAAGAGCTCGTGCGACCGGCTCCGGCTCCGGCTCCCGGTCCGGAAAAAGCATAGGAGGTCCCGATGCAAAAAAAAGGCGCTCCGCAACCGCAAGCGTCCGTAAATTGGCCGGTCGTCCCGACGATTCCTCCGGCGGTCTCCGCGGGCGCGGTAATCACCGCGGCGCATACTAACGCGGTCGTACAGACGCTCTCCGACCTGTGGACCGATTTACAGGCGGCGGCGGCGGTTTCGGTGGGCGACCCGACGACCACAAAGGGCGACCTCATCGTCCGCGGCGCGTCTACGCTCGGCGCGCTCGCGGTGGGCACTCCGGGTCAAACCCTCGTCGCCGATGCGGCTCAGGCGCTCGGGATGCGATGGGCGACCGTCTCGGCGGCGAGTCTCGGCGCGGTTCCAGCGACCCGGCAGGTTATCGCGGGCGCGGGCATGTCCGGCGGCGGCGACCTGTCGGCGGACCGGACGCTAACCGCGAACGTGCAAACCGTTTTCGGGCGGACCGGAAACGTCGCTCTCACCGCGGCGGATATCTCCGCGGGCGGCGGCGTCCCGGCGACCCGGCACGTCAATAGCGGAACCGGGCTCTCGGGCGGCGGCGACCTGTCCGCGGATCTGACGCTCGCGGTCGTCGATGATACGACGACGCAACGGGTCCGCATCTCAAACGGAGGCACGCTCGTCGCGGCGCGGCGCGAGGTCAATTTCATTGCGGGTACGAACATTACGCTCGTAACCGCGGACGAGAGCGCAAATAACCGCGTGAGCGTGACTATCTCCGCGGGCGGAGGCGGCGGCGGCATGACCGACCCGACGACGCAAACGGGGGACCTCATCGTTCACTACTCGACCGGGACAACGCGGCTCGGCACGGGCGGCGGGCCGAATGACGGCAAGGTTCTAACCGCGGATTCGTCGGTATCGGCGGGCGTCCGGTGGGCGGCTCCGACCGGCGGGATGACGGACCCGACGACCACAAAGGGAGACCTCATCGTCCGCGGCTCGGTAACGTCGCGGCTCCCGGTGGGCACGGACGGGCAGATACTCCAGGCGGACTCGACGCAATCACTCGGAGTAAAGTGGGCGGCGGCGTTCAGCGGCTACTGGACCGGGGGCTCCGGCGGCACGATCTATTACAACGGCGGCTCGGTCGGCATAGGAACAACGAACCCTCTGGCGCTCTTTCATATACATGGAGGTGTCAACGAAAATCTGTTATTGGCTGGAATGGATTGGGCGACGACGGGCGCGGTCGGGCTCAATGCGGCGAACGATGCGAATAACCTGAACATTCCTATGGCGTTTTGCGCATCGAAATTTTATTTTCTCGGCGGCGGCGTCGGAATCGGTGTTGCGACTCCGGGTTATTTGCTCGACGTGAACGGCGACATAAACATCGCATCCGGCAAGTTCTACCGCATCGGCGGCGCGGCGGTGCTCGGCGGCGGTCCTGGCAGCTACGTGAGCATTCTCGGCTCGCGTGGAGTTAACGGACCCATTTATCAGAATCCAGCGGCATCGACGCCGCGCGTCGTCATCATCAACATGAACGGGAGCACGGGCGCGCAATCAACGGCCACGGTCTATTGCGACACGCAATCGTCGCCGACGACAGTTTTGCAGGCTTACTCCATGCCATTGGTCGCAGGGGCTAGTTTCAGCTACGTAGTTCAGTTCACGGTTCCACCCGGTTATTACTACAAAGTCAACGCTGCCTCCGTTGTCAGTATCGCTAGCTGGTACGAAGGCAACTAAGGGAGAAAAAATATGGCACTCTCATACCAGGAAAGCGGCGACCTCATGACGGACATCCCGTTCCGTCAACGCGTCAAGGTCGCATGTCTGCATTTCGCGGAGTACATCCTCGACGAGTCGGCGGCGACCGCGGCGCATAATACGCGGTTCCGATGGGCACAGGGCGCGATGGCGGACCCGGATGGAACCGCGTCGCGCGTACAGTCCGCCGTCGTCATGGACCCGCAAGTACAGACTGACGGTTCGGCAATCACTGATCAGAATTTGCAAGCCTCCGTCGAGACGGCAATCCAGAAAATGCTATAGGTATTCTCCGCAGTTCTTTTGCAATAAGAGGTTAGATCCCAATTTAATGAACCGGGCTCGTCCTCCGGGTCCATCGAGTACCAGAAATCATCCGTATTGTTCATCACAAGTGAGTGCCAAAAAAGTTTGGCGGCTACTACCGGCAATAGTAACGTTGCGGCGTCATCGTAAGTATTTTGAGGTGTGTCGGTTCCGGATGACGGTTGTTATTGTTACAGTTTACTGCCAGTAGAAAGCCAGCATAAAGCCAGCAAAACGCCATATTTATCTGTTTTTCTCCCATTGACGCCGGATACCGGCGGGCGTATAGTTATCGTGCCGTTGCGTAGTCGTCATGGGAGCACTAGGACGGCGGCGCGACGGATCAATCGACGAATTGCCGGTCCAGAGGGGGAGGGCGAGGAATCGTGTCTTTAAACGCTTCAGCGAATACTAGCGGCGGGCGCGGACCCGTCAAACTAACTACTAAGATCACGCGTCGCGCTATGGCTCTACTCGAATTTGATTCTGAATCGAGGTGGGAGAACGAAGCGGCGCGGGCTCCATACGGCAAGATCATTTCGGAAGCTCTAGAGCAATTTCTCGGGCATCACTGGCCCGAAATCGAAAAGCGGAATCCGGCGTCCGCGGCGTCGGTCTCCGCCGTAAAGAAACGTCTCACCGCGTAATCAATTCTCACCGGGGACCATTTCACCCATTCAGTAGTGAGTGCATGAGGATACGTGTGTCTCGACTCGAACTATGGGCGGCGATGCGCGCGGCGGACCGGCGGAGCGCGCAACGCGAGCGCAACCGTTACAGGTGCGACGTGTGCGGCGCGACCGGCGTCGCGTGGTTCGACCGGCAATGGTTATGCGGGCCGTGCCGTACGGCGCGGGCGCGGCAAATCAGGGAGGAGGTGTACGGCGATGGCAAAAAACCTTGAGCTCCGGGGCATCGGCGGCTCGGACGTCGCGGCGATACTCGGCGTCGATCCGCGGCGCGACGCGTGGGCGGTGTGGGCGGAGATGACGGGACGCGCGGAGCGGCGACCGGCGACGCCGCGGATGCGGCTCGGGAAGTTTTTCGAGCGCGGCATCATCGACTACTACGCGGCGCTCACCGGGCGGGACGTCGAGTTCGTCGATGAAACCCGGCGGGTCGAGGGGCGCGAATGGATGGTATGGACGCCGGACGCGCTATGCCGCGGCGAGCTCCGCGGCGTCGATGCGAAGCTCGTCTCCTGGGACCAGCGGTTCCTGTGGGGCGAAACCGCGGAGGATATCCCGGCGCGCGTGCAACTGCAATGCGACTGGTATATGGCGGCGGCGGACTATCCCGCGTGGGACGTGGCGGCGCTCCTCGACATGGACGAGCCGCGGATTTACACCGTCGAGCGCGACCTCGAAATCGAGCGCGAAATGCTCGACCGGACGGAGGAGTTCTGGCGGCGGTACATCATCGGCAATGAGGAGCCGCAACCCGGCTCGTCGCCGGAGACGACCAGGATTATCAAGGAGCGGTTTCCGCGGCAAAAGCTCGCGATGCGCGACGCGACGGAGGCGGAGTCCGGTCTCCTCGACGAATACGCGCTCGTACGGAGCGACGAGGAGGATATCACCGCGGAGCGGACCCGGCTCGAAAACACGATCAAACTCGCTATCGGCGAAGGCGACGGGCTCACATGGTTACGCGGCAAATTCACTTGGCGGAATGCGCGCGGCTCCGTCAAGGTGAATCACGAGGCGCTCGCGGAGTCGCTCATGCGCGGAATGGCGGAGGACGAAAAAACCGCGCTCCGGCGCGAGTACTCGGAGACCAAACCCGGCGTACGGCGCATACATTTTCACTGCAATCAGGCGGCGCAACCCGCCAAGGAGACGGCATGTCAGCAAGCGTAAATGAAACCGGGGCGGGTCCGGCGGGCTCGGTCGCCGTCCGCGAGGATACGTGGGGACAGGAGGTCGTCGCGCAAGGCGACCTCACTCCGGCGGCGGCGGCGGCGTCCGCGCGGGCGCGCATCGAGGCGCGCGTCGTCATCGCCATGAAATCGCCGCGGGACGAGGACCTGTTCGCGCAACAGATACAGCTACTCTGCAAACGTCCGTCGTTTGCCGCGACGGCGCTCTATTGCCGTCCGGTCGGACGCAAGAAAAACGCACAAGGGGAATGGGAAGAGGCGTACGCCGTCGATTGGTCGATCAAAGCGATACAGGCGTTTCTCCGTCACTACCGGCATGTGGATACGCGGGCGAGCATCGTTTACGACGATGTTACTAAGACGTGCCTCTCGGTCGAGGTCCTCGACATACAGGCGAACGTGTCGCATACCCGCGAGATGATGCTCGAAAAGACGGTCGAGCGGCGGCAACTCAAAAAGGGACAACGCGCGCTCCGGATGCGCGAGAACACGTACGGCGACACGGTCTATATCGTCGAGGCGACGCCGGAGGAGTTCCGGAGTAAGCTCGGCGCGGAAACCAGCAAGTTACTCCGCGACAACGGCAAGCGGTTACTCCCGGCGGACATTCTGGAGGAGGCGCGCGCGACCGTGGACACCGTCAACGACGACCAGAATGCGCGCGACCCGGACGCCGCGAAAAAGAAAATCCTGAAAAAGTTCGCCTCAGTCGGCGTCGCCGCGGACCAGCTAAAGGCGTATCTCGACCGTCCGATTGAGGCTCTCACCGTCAAGGACCTCGCGGAGCTCGGCGTTCTGTTCAACGGATTGAAGGAGGGCGATTTCTCATGGGCGGACGTCATGCGGATGAAAACCGAACCGGCGGAGGAACCCGCGGCGACCGGCGCTCCGGCTCCGGAGGCGGAGGGGAAACGGGCAAAGCTCAAGGACCAGATTTCCAAAGCGCGCGAGGCGAAAACCGAACCGCAAGTTAAGGAGTGACTATGGACGCTACGGCTACAACCCAGGAACGCGAACGCAAAACACAGTACGACCGCGGACACGAGGAGGCGGTCGAGAAATTCACGCTCATCCTCTCGATGTGCATCGACTTTTACCCGGCGGCTCCAAGCGCATCAACGCTCGCGCTCCTCGGGCCGGAGAACGCGGCGCTCTGCGATACGGTCGTCGCGCAACTCCGCCGGTTTGCCGCAAACGTGAAGCGCAACAAGACGGCGGCGGAGGCGGCGGCGTGACGGAGCTCAAGGAGACGCCGCTCCGGCGCAAGACGGCGGCGCTCTACCGCGGGCGGGCGCTCGTCGTTCGATTGCATCCGCGTTACCTCGAAATCGGCGAGGAGCGGCATCAACTGTTCGCGGTTCCATACGATGCGCTCTATGAAACCGCGCTCCGGCTCCAGGCGCGGCGCAACGAGGAGGAAAGGCGGCGGGCGTGAGAACATTCGAGACGATTAAATATCCGCTCAATGAGCAAGAGCTCCGCGAGCTCGGCGACGCGCTCGCGCGCGAAACCGCGGGCGTAATTGACCTCGAAAAGAAGAAGACGGCGCGCGCGGCGGAGATATCGGCGCAGATCAAACAGGCAAACCGGCGATGCGCGGAGCTCGCGGCGAAAATCAATAGCCGTTTCGAGATGCGGCAAATGGAAGTGCTTGTCCTGTTCGATACTCCGCGGGTCGGCATGAAACGCGTCGTTTCCGCTCTCACGAGCGAGGTTTTATACGAGTCGGAAATGACGGCGGCGGAGCGGCAACGGACGTTCGGGTTTACGGACCCGGACGAACCATCGGAGTCTTAAACAACCCGGCGGGGTATGGCAAGGTCGGGCATGGCATGGTCGAGTCTGGCGATGCACGGTAAGGCGATGCAAGGCGAGGCGAGGGATGTAATCGACGATGCTCCGGCGACCTGTTCGCGGTGCGGGTCCGATGCTCTGGAGGGCGTCGAGCACGAGGATTTTACCGGCGTCGAGATGGACGGGTTCCGCGAGAGGCGCTTATGGCGCGGCTACCGTTGCCTCGATTGCGGCAACGTCGAGGAGGACCGCTCATGACGGGCGTCCTTCGCGTGGTTCTCTACATCGTCGGCGTGCTCCTGGCGGGACTCGGCGCGGCGCTCGTCGCGGTCGCGGTCGTTCTGGAATTCAAGCGATTGCGGCGGCGGCGGACTGACCGGGCGTGGGGGAGATGCGAACGGGAATGGTGGGGGAGACGATGACGGCGATTCCGATAGATGGTAAGCAAAAGACGCTAGCGGTCGAGGAGGTTGTATTTCGCGAGGACCTCTACCCGCGAATTAAGAAAAGCGCGGAGACCGTGCAAAAGTACGCGGAGACGCTCGACGTTCTTCCGCCTATCGAAGTGAACCAGCATAACGAGCTCATCGACGGGTGGAACCGATGGACGGCGCATAAAAAAGTCGGCGCGGAACGCATCGCGGTTATAGTGACGCCGACGACGAGCGACATGGAGTTATTGGAGCTCGCGATTGAACGGAACGCGAAATATGGATTGCAGTTATCGCAAGAGGATAAACGAGACATGGCGCGGCGTATCTATGGGGAGACGCCGACGGCGGACCAAGGGAAGAAAAAACAGCGGCTCGCGGCGATACTGTCGGTCGATATTACGACCGTTCAAAAATGGCTTTCGCGCATCGACAAGGATAACCGCGAACGGCGCGACGCCACGGTTTTCGAGCTCTGGCTCGCCTGTCACACCGAACAGGAAATAGCGGACAAGGTCGGGATGGGACGCGATGCCGTTCATGATGTTTTGTGCCAATACGGAAGTTTCCGTTTAGGCACAAATCCCGGCGATTTCTCCGAAATCGAGGACGAGGCGGAGCGGCTCGCGGAAATCGAGAGGACCAATCGCGCGGCGGCGGAGTATAGAACCGATTTCGAGGTCCCGATTTATAACGTCTGGAAACAACAGAACAAGAGCGACGGCCCTAAGCATTTCGGCAACTCGGAGGCGCGATGGCTCGATAACCTCCTCTATCTCTACACGCAACCTTTCGAGGTCGTCATCGACCCGTTTGCGGGCGGCGGTTCGGCTATCGACGTTTGCAAAAAGCGACTCCGCCGTTATTGGGCGAGCGACCGTAAACCCATCGTCGAGCGCGAGCATGAGATACGAAAGCACGATCTAACAGAGGGACTCCCGGCGCTCCCGCGGTGGGCGGACGTCGCGCTCGTGTATCTCGACCCGCCGTACTGGAAACAGGCGGAGGGGCAGTACAGCGAAGATGCGGAGGACCTCGCGAATATGGAGCTCGGCGCGTTTACTAAAACCCTCGCGCGCATCATCAGCGATTTTTCAAAGAAACTGAAACCCGGCGCGGCAATTGCATTACTCATGCAACCTACACAATGGAACGCTCCGGAGCGCGCGTATACGGACCATATCCTCGACGTCGCGCGCGAGCTCAACGGCGCAAAAAGACTCCGGCTTGATATGCGGTTTTCGGCTCCGTACGAGTCGCAACAATGTAACGCGCAGATGGTCGAGTGGGCCAAAGAAAACCGGCGGTGTCTCGTCCTCACGCGTGAAATCGTGGTCTGGAGAGTCGCGGCATGATGGAAGAACAGACCGGCAAACGCGACCCGGCGTACTCGGAATGGCATCGTCCGCGGTCCATCGGTCGCTATCTCAGCAATCCTGATATTGCATTCCGGCTTTGCTTGATTGACGTCGATAACATCATCTGGATTGAGGCGGACAATGAAACGTACGAACCGCTCGCGCTAATCGAGACGGCTCGCGACAAAGGCCAGCACAAGAGCGGAAAAATCATCGGAAACCTCGCGCGCCGATGCGCTCCACAGGTCGCGGCGTTCAACGTTCTTTATACCGTCGGCGAGGTCCGGAACCCGTATGCCAAACAGGATGTTCCGGATATAACGGCGTTTCGCATCCGGCGATTGTTTCCAAACCCGGAGCAACTATACCGCTCATTCAACCCTCGGCAGTACGCGGAGTGGCTCGTACAGCTACGGCAGGGACTCGCGCGCGGCTTATGGCGGAGCGACGGTTTCCAATTTGGAGAGGACTCATGACTCTCGGCGACGTCTACCGGGCGCTATTTCCCGACGAGCTCTACATCGACGATGCCGCGGCGCTCGCCGAAATCCGGATGGAAGTCGAGACGCTCCGCGAGCAACTGTCTATCCGGCTCCGCGACCTCCGGCAAATGCTCATCGAGCATATCCGGCGCTCGCGCGGCGAGGACGGGCTCGCAGTTCTCCTGTGGCTCTCGCGGGACCTCGCCGAACAGGAGAAGCTCATCCTCGGGCGCGGCAAGGTTCCGGCGGCGCGGAGCCGCGACGAAATCCAGCGGGCACATGATATCCTCGGCGCGGTTATCCTGAACCCGACCATCTGCGGCGCGATTTACGGGTCGAACGCGGAGGAGACGTTACCACAAATCGTGTGCAATATGGACGTGCTTTGTTGGGCGCTCGGGCACGATCATATCAAGACGTTCGGCGAGAACCTCGCGACCATCGAAACATCGTTTGAGCAACTCGGTCTAGAGATGGTCGATACATAGGAGATGCGATAATGAAGCATGATTACATCTCTGATCAAACAGCTAACCCTGAAGTGCAACCGATGCGCGCATATGTGGCTCCGGCGGACCGCGGAAACTCCGGCGCAATGCCCCAAATGCAAATCAAAGTACTGGAACGCGCCGCGGGTCCGGAAACTCCGCAAGGACCGGCGAGCGGTGCGGCGTGCGTAAGCTCTGGAGAAACCGCACGTCGATGCTTTCCGATTTCGCGCTATTCGACGCGGAGGCGGAGGCGGTGATGCGCGAGGCGGCGGACCAGGAGCGGCGCAAGGTGTCGCGCGAGGATATCGAGCTCATGCTCCAAATCGCGCGCAAACGGCAAGCGGTAATCCTGGCGATGAAAGACTCGCTCCTCGCGGGCGACGACGCCGCGGCGCTCCGGTACGCGCGGCAAGTGTGCGGATTGCCGGAGGCGGAGGTCGAGGGATGACGTTTAGCGGTTACGTGTACCTCGTCGAGGAATACCGCGGCGTCGAGGGATGGGTTCCGGCGGGCAAACCCTGTCTCACGGAGGAGGCCGCGGTCCGGCGGCTCGCGGCGATGCGGCGGCGGCGGCGGGACCTCCATTTCCAGGTCGGGCTATACGAGCGCGTCGAGCGACCGGCGCTCCCGGCGGACGCGACGGTACGGGACCTGCGGACCGCGGAGGCTACGGGATGAGGCGACCGCTCGACGCGGAGGAGGCTATCCGGCGATTATTGCGGCGGCTCCGCGGTCCGTTCCGTTGCGCGCAATGCGGCGGGCGGGTAATCATCGGGCTCTCCGCGGAAGCGCGTTTTTACGAGGCGGACCTGTCGCCTCACATATGCCGCGGACCGGCGCGATTACCGCGGATCGGTGCTAGCGCGGTCGTTGCGCCAAGTCGCATATCATGATATGCTTAAGACATGACAGACTTAACCAGCAACAAACGCGAGCGCGCAATCGCCATGATTCGCGTCTCGGACGCCGGACAGGCGGAGGCTTACGGACCGGCGCGGCAACGCTCCGCGATTGAATCCGGCGCGGCGCGGCATAACGTGGAAATCGTCCGATGGGTCGAGATTATCGACGTCTCCGGTCGTCACATCATGGAGGACGCTCGCTTCAAGGCTATCGAAAACGACCTCATCGCCGGACTCGCCGACGGCGTTTTCGTCGCCGAACAGTCCCGTTACGTGCGACCCGGCAAGTGGAAGGATTACGGCGTCCTCGACGTCCTCAAGGACAACAAAAAACTCCTGTGGACTCCCGGCGACCGTTTCGATCCGGCGACCCGCGGCGGATGGTATGCGCTCACCGTCGGCGGCATGATTTCGGGCGACGAGCTCAATACGCTACGCGAGCGGCTCGACGGCGGCAAGACGGAGGCGCGCAAACAGGGGAAGCACGTCGGCGGCGAGCACATGCTACCGCGCGGCGTCCGCTACCTCCGCGAGTTTCACCCGGAGACCGGCAAGTGCATTTCCTGGCGATGGGAGCTCGATCCGGTCGAGTCGGCGCTCGTCCGGCGGGCGTTCGAGCTCCTCACTATCGACGGTCTCTCGTACGAGGAAATCGCCGCGGCTATCGGGCATGGATGGACGGGTAAAGGCATCCGCGAGACGATGCAAAATCCGATTTGGATGGGCATCCGGTCGTACCGTATGGAGGCGAAGGGCGCGGAGGTCAAACCGCGCGCGACCGCGGAGAATCCGGACCCGAAATACCGGCGGCTCCTCACCCGGCGCGCGGAGCCGTTGAATGTTCCGCTCGACGGCGCGGAGGTGACGCTCAACGGCAAGACGTTTACCCGCGGCTATCTCCCGGCGCTCGTCTCGGAGGAGGTCTGGAATCACGCTCAAGGCATCATCGCGGCGCGGAAATCGCGATGGTCGAAATCCAAACTGAAGAACGCGGGCCGGACCCGGCATCTCGCCGCGGGTATCGCGTTTTGCGGATGCGGCGCGGCGCTCGACAATCACTACGGCGGTCGCGGCGAGCATCTCGACGTCTACCGTTGCTCCTCGGCGCGCCGCGCGGTAAAGTGCGGAGCGCGGTCCGTCCATCGGTCGGATTTCGACGCGGCGCTCGAAACCCTCATGTCAAAGAAACTCACGGACGCGGCGTTCATCGGAGAGGTCCTCGACGGCATCCGCGAGGCGGCGGACGCGGCTCCGGACCCGGCGCGGCGCAAGGTCGAGGCGGCGGTCGCCAAGTACGAGACCGGGCGTCAAAACCTCATCGGCGCGCTCGGCGACGGCGAAATCACGCGGGCGGAGTTTAAAGTCAAGATGGCGGCGCTCGACGCTAACCGCGCGGCGCTCCTGGCGGCGCTCCCGGCTCCGGCTCCCAAGATGGACGAGGCGGAAATCGCGGAGGTGCTCGCCGCGGCGTTCATCGGGTTCGCAACCGCGGAATTCGCCGACAAGCGCAACCTCCTCCGGCGCGCGGTGCGGAAAATCGTCCTCACGGACGGCGCAATCGCGGAGCTCACGATATCCGGCGGGTTTCTCGGGGGAGCGAATTCAATACTGCAATCAACAGCGCAGTCAGGAATTCGCTCCGCGTCCGACGTGGTAGTGAGATTTCCGCAACCCGTTGTAGTGACGACGGTTACCGCGGGGGAGAAACGCGCGGCGCGATGGGCGGCGGCGGACGCGCGGCGCTCCTCTCCCGAATACAAAGCGAAACTCCGCGCGCAACAGAACCGGAACCGGCGCAAGGCGACGGCTAACCCGGCGGCGTACGAGCGGCTCCTCGCGCGGACGGCAAAGGCACAGAGGGCGAAACGAGAGGCGCTCCGGCTCAACGACCCGGCGGCGTTCGAGGCGCTCAAACTCAAACAGGCGGCGAGGTCGCGCGCGCGGTACGAGCGGCTCAAACAGGAGCGGCTCCTAAAGGCGGCATGAAGCGGCGCGGCACAAACTACCAGGAACGGCGGACGGAGCTCCTAGCGGGCTCCGTTTCGCGTTTAGGAGGCATTCTATGAGGTGTCCGGATTGCGGCGCGGAATACGGCGCGATTATCTGTCCTCCGTGCTCGGAGCGGAAATCCCGCGAGGCATACCTGTCGTTGCAGCAAGTATGGCTCGACCGGGTCCTCAATGGGCAAGTTTGGCTCGTGCTCAACCGGCGGACGCGCTCGGGTCCGCATCACGTCGTCCTGTTCGGCGACCCGATGCACGCGTATTGCGGGACGCTCCTCGACGGTCCGCAGCAACGGCGCAAGGAGGCGTACTCGGACAAGCTCCGTCCGGACCTGTGCCACAAATGCGTCGAGGTGTTCGACGAGCTCGTCCGCAAGGAGGCGGCGCTCAAGGCGGAGGCGGCGCGATGACACCGGCTCAACGGTTCGTCCTCCAGGTGCGCTCGTCGCCGGTCGGGTCGCCATTTCACGTCCGGCTTATGGCGCATCGCGACGGCGCGGAGGCGGTCGTCGGCGTCCTCATGTTCACGAGCGAGGAGTACGACGCGTTCCGGCTCGTTGCGGACCTCGCCGGTATCAAGGTGGTCGATGCCGCGGAAACCGTTTGAGCTCACGTCGCCGCGGCTCAACGAGAACGATATCGAGGCGCAATGTCTCGGGCTCCTGTGGCGGCGCGGCTACTATCCGGTCCGGCTCAACAGCGGTCTGTTTAAGACCGCGGATAACCGATGGGTCCGCGTCGGCGAGCGCGGGCTACCGGATTACATCGCGATTCACGAGCGATACCGCGGGTTTTTTCTGGAGGTGAAGCGACCCGGCGGCAAACTTTCGGAGGACCAGCAAATCAAAATACGGAACCTCCGGCACGCGTACCATTTGCGCGTCGCCGCGGTGGATTCCGTTGAAACTCTTCATGCGTGGTTGAACGAGCACGAGGTCTAGCAATGCCAAATCGGATATTGAGAGATGGAATTATCACATCGTCACGAGTCAACGCGCTATCACTCGGCGCGGAGCTCCTTTATCGTCGCCTCCTGTCGGTCGTCGACGACTACGGGCGGTATTTCGGGCATCCGGCGACCGTCCGTACCGGCGCATGGCCGACCTGTCCGGACAAGCACTCGGACGATAACGTTCGCAAGTGGCTCGGCGAACTAACAAGCGGCGCGCGACCGCTCCTCGTCGCATACGAGGTCGAGGGCGTCCCGTATTTCTACCTCGACGGGTTCGGTCAGCGCGTCCAGGCGGCATCGAAATTCCCGGCTCCACCCAAGAGTGGAGGCGGACCGAACGGTACGGAACCATCCCACCGTGAATCCACCGTGGAAAACGGTGAATCCACCGTGGAAAACCGTGGATTCACGGGAAAAAACGGTGGTGCTCGAAGTCACAAAAAAAATGTAAGGGAACGGGCACCGTTACAAACCGTTACAAACCGTTTTCAACGGCTTCGCGCGCGCGCGTTCGAAGTCGGAGTCGAAGACGAAGACGTTATGCGAAGTGCGGCGGCGGCGATTTTACCTACTATGCAAGAGGGGACGACCGGCGAGGTTTCGCCGTCGCCGCAAAAAAACGAACACGTAAAAAAACCTCCGGAATCGGCAACCGTGTCGGTTCGCACGTCGTCCTCGGAGGTGGGCTCGTCCGGTGAGCTACCCGGTGACGAGACGTTTTCCGCGGTCCGCGCCATCCTCGACGCGCTCGCGAACGAGGTGAAATTGCCACGGGCGGACGACGGCATCGTGGAGCGCGTCCTCGACGTTTGCCGCGGCGCATCCGGCGCTCTCATTCAGGAAATAATCCGCGAGCTCTATCATCGCGGCAAGTTTCGCGAGATGAGGTCCTGGGGATTTATGCCGATCGTCCTGAAACCGTGGTTTCGCGAGCGCGCCTCATGATTGGGAATACGCCGGTTTTCTTACATACTAAAGACGGCATACGTGCGTTATACTTCCGTCATAAAGACGGCGCTCCCGTCGCGCCGGTCGAAACCACAAACAGTTGAGGCAAGGCAAACGATGACTGAAATTTCAAACTACGAACGAATGGGAATCGCCGCGATGTTACCGGGCATGGTTCACGCGGTCGAAATCATGCAGACGCAAATTAACGCGATGCGCGAGCGGCTCGCGTTACTGGAGTCCGGCGCTCCGCGGCGCGGTGGTCGTCCGCGGACCCGTCCGGCTCAAGCGGACGATACCGACGCGCGCGGCGTACCGCTCAAGTCGGATTACTGGCGGAGCATGACGCCGGAGCAACGGTCCGCGGAGATGCGGCGGCGATTTGCGAAACGCGCGAGCTCGAAAGCAACACATCCGCGCGACCCGGAACATCCGGACCATGAGGCGTGGGCTCGGAAAACGAAACGCTCGAACCGGAAATTCTGGGATAGCCTCTCGCCGCGGCAACGGAAACAAAAAATCGCGGCGATGGCGGCGGCGCGCGCGGCGAAACGAATTCCGTCCGTGAAACTCAACGGACATGCTACGGAGGCGAACGCATGACGCGGCTCTCAAACCGGCAATATCCGATGCTCCGCGCGTTCGCCGACGAAGGACCAGATTTCTTCATGTCCATCGACGAGGCGCAACGTTTCGACCAACGACCGTTCCGCTCAATGCTCGTCCATCGGTGGATCGTATATCGACCCGGTCGCGGGTTTCATATCACACGCGAGGGGCGCGCGGCATGGCATGAATTCCAGCAAACCGAGATATTCCGCAAAAACCCGACGCTCCCGTTAACCGCGTATTTCGACGCGTCGGCGTACGGGCTCAAGGTCGTTAAACGACCGGCGAGGGCGGCATGATATTTCCGACCGAACAGGAGGCGCGCGATGCCGCGGCGCGGTTCAAGCTCGACGGCGTCCGCATCGTCCGGACGACGCACGGATGGTTTGCCTTCGTTCCGAAAAACTCGCAACGAAAACCGACGCGATGCTCGATATGCGGCGGGATGTATCCGGAATACCCGGCGAGTGCATGGCCGATAAACAACGGGCAATGTTGCGCGTTTTGCGACGACCATGTCGTCACGATGGCGCGCATCGTGTTAGCGCAACGGAGGCGCTCGTAATGGGCTACGTGCAATGTATCGCTCTATGCGTCGGGTGCAAACAACTGTTCGCGTTCAATGCGGAGCGCGTGCCAAGCATCACGATAGACGGCGTCAAACAACCGATATGCCGCGATTGCGTCGCGCGCGTGAACCCGCGGCGCATCGCGAACGGGCTCGAACCCATCGTCCCGTTACCGGGCGCGTACGAACCGGAGGAAATATGATCCGGCTCTCGATTCCCGATTTAGAGATGCTCATGCAAGCTATGGAGGCGGTCGCGTGGGGCGCGTCGCTCGACGGCAAACCTACGGAGCTCGGGCGGCGCGCGGACAAACTCAAAGCACGCCTCCGCGACGAACACAGGCGACTCGACCGGCTCGCGACCGGCGCGGCTATGCGCGAGGTGCTCGATGGCGCGTCTGATTGACGATATCCGGCGCATCGGTCGCCTCACGATGCCGTGGTTTATCTCGCCGCGGAAACACGAGGCATGGAAGAAACACGCGGCGCAACTCTTGGAGCTCATCCGCACGGACGAGAGCATCCCGGTAATCCTCATCGACAATGTCTCGGCGTATTACTACGAAGGGACCGACCAGGAAAACTGGGACCTCACGGTTCACTTTCCTAACCTCGCGCCTCCGTTCCCTATGTTCTGGATTGAGCATCGGATGCCTAAGAGAATCCATTCGGAAATAGGCGACCAGGACGTGAACCGACTATGCCTGAACGGGCGGACCGGGTTTCTGATTTTCGGCTCCGTCGTCGAGGACGTGAAAGGCGAGGGGATACCGGAAAACGCGAAATGGGTCGTCTCGTGCGAGCATCTCATCGACTACGGCGTATCGCGCGACGAAATCACCGGACCGCACGGGTCGATACATTTGGCGCTCGACGCGGAGGGACGGCTCCTCGAACGTCCGTTTATGCAAACGCTCGCGGACCCGGTTCATAACGATCACATGGTGCATCACATGGGATGGTTGAATCCGGCGCTCCTGGCGATTTCGTTCATGCACTGCAAAAACGTCCGCGTCGCCGATAACCCGGTTCCTCCAAAGCTCGCGAAAAAATTTCGCGCGCGTCACGGGTTCAACCCGGCGGCGCATAAAACGCTCGTCATCGAACCGCTCAAAGAAATACTCCGGCGCGAGGGACGCTCGGGCGAGGTCGGGCTCGCAAAGGCCATGCATATTTGCCGCGGACACTTCGCCGACTACACGCAAGGCAAGGGACTATTCGGCAAGTATCACGGGAAATACTGGATTCCTTCCACTGTCCGCGGAACCAAAGGCAAGGCGGCTCCGGCGCGCGAAATCGAGGTGAAGGTATGAAAACTCAACCCGACCGTAAACCGCGGTCTCCCGTGGACCCGGCGGCGCTCGAATGGGACGGACGGCGGCTCTATGTTCATCGCGCCGGACAACGCGTTTATGTCGGCGAGGTCGTCGAACAAGCGTTTAGCGGCGGATGTTTCGATGTGCTCGTCCGCGGCTCGCGAAAGCACACGCTTAACAGTGAGGCGAGCGCGCGGCGGCAACTGGAGGCGTACGCATGACCGACGAGCTCCGCGATATCGGGCGCGAGCTCCGCGGGATGCAACTCCGGCGCGAGGCGGCGCGCAAGGCGGCGCGGTTCGATGCCGACGGTCGCCTCCGGCGGCGCGAGTCCCGTAACCGCGGGATTCATGACCGGGCGCATATCCGCGAACCCATCGGACGCGGCGGCGCGGAGCTCTGGATTTGCTACCCGCCGTTGCGCGAGGAAACGCTCCGCATCCGCGCGAACGAGGAGCTATGGGAATTATGCGGCGCGCTCGTCCTCGACCCGGACGCGCTCAACGGCTACGTGGCATTTCCGAAACGGCACGCTCCGCGGCTCCCGGCGACGACCGGCGGGCTCGCGCAATACATCCCGGTACACGGCGGCGTGACGTACGCGGAAAAAGACTCGTTTGCCGCGGTTTGGGGTTTCGACACGATGCACCACA